TATGTTCATATTTGCTTTTTCATTCATGATAATATAAGATTAATCCCATATTAATAGAAAGGATAAAACAATGAAAAAAATTATGGTAACTTTACAACTTAAAGAAAAAGTTTCATTATTAATTGATGTTGATGATACAAAATTAAATGAACTTATCGACATAAAAAAACAAGCTAAAGTCCAAGCATTAGAAGAGTTTAGACAATGCTTCGATTCGGAATATTACAAAGCATTTTTAAAACATCACGATTTTAATAAATCTTTAGAGTGCATTGAGATTCCAGAATTTATAAATAAGAAAGGATAAAACAATGACAAAAATAAAAACAGAACAAACAGGAACAACAAGAACAGTTAGCATTGTCCCAAGTTGGTGGGCTGCACTTAACATGGCTAAAATGGTTTTTCAAAATCCTAAAGCAGATACTGAGGGCGTACAAGGTGCTAACGATATTTTAAAACAAGCATCAATCATTATTGATGGATTAGGAGAAGAAGCAAAAGAAAACCCAACGATGACCATTCAAGATTTTATTATTAAAATTAAAAAAGAATACGACAAGAAAAAATAAAGATCTTTATTCTAGGGCCATGATCCGTGGCCCTAGGTACTTAAAACCAAATCAAATAAAAATTAATCACTTCCACAGCTGCCGACCCCCCTAAAACTAGCCACGCAAAATAATTTACACTGCGCCCCCAGTTTGATACATAGAACACTATGATAAACAAAACGGAAGTTCAGCTTCAAGAAGATTTAATTAAGGAACACTTAAGAAAGTTAAATTTGGCAGAAAAAAGATTCATACCCTTTGTTAAACACGTTTGGCCAGAATTTATTGAGGGAGATCATCATAGAAAGATAGCAAAAAAATTTGAAGATATTGCAAACGGGAAAATTAAAAGATTGATTGTTAATATGCCACCCCGACACACTAAATCAGAATTTGCATCATATTTGTTTCCTGCTTGGATGGTAGGTAAAAATCCAAAATTAAAAGTAATACAAACTACACACACAGGAGAATTAGCAGTAAGGTTTGGTCGTAAGATGAAAAATCTTGTTGACACTAATGAGTTTGCTCAGATCTTTGATGAATGTAAAATAGCAGCGGATTCCAAAGCTGCAGGAAGATGGGAAACAAATAAAGGTGGAGAGTATTATGCAGCAGGGATCGGTGGTGCGATAACCGGTCGTGGTGCAGATTTATTAATTATAGATGATCCGCATTCCGAGCAAGACGCTTTAAGTGACACGGCTCTTGATTCAGCATACGAGTGGTATACTTCTGGTCCTCGTCAACGTTTACAACCTGGTGGTTCAATTGTCATTGTCATGACAAGATGGTCAACAAAAGATTTAACAGGTCAATTGCTAAAAGCACAAACGGAACCAAAAGCGGATCAATGGGAAGTAATAGAGTTTCCTGCAATCTTACCAAGTGAAAAACCAGTATGGCCAAACTATTGGAAACTAGAAGAATTAGAAAGTGTTAAGGCTTCTTTATCTGAAGCAAAGTGGCAAGCACAATGGCAACAGAATCCTACATCAGAAGAAGGTAGTATCATTAAACGTGAGTGGTGGAAAAAGTGGGAAGAAGATGACATCCCAGATCTTGTTCATGTTATACAAAGTTATGATACAGCTTTTAGTAAAAAAGAAACGGCCGATTTTTCTGCAATTACTACGTGGGGAGTTTTTTATCCACCTAATAAGGGTCCACACCTAATTTTAGTTGATGTAGAAAAAGGGAGGTGGGATTTCCCTGAATTAAAAAAAATTGCATTGGAGCAGTATAAATATTGGGAGCCAGAGAGTGTTATTGTCGAGCAAAAAGCAAGTGGTACCCCCCTAACTCATGAACTTCGTCAGATAGGAGTCCCTGTGCTAAATTTTACACCAAGTAAAGGAAACGATAAGCACGTTCGTGTCAACTCCGTTGCACCAATCTTTGAAGCTGGAAAAGTGTATATTCCCGATAGAAGGTGGGCAGAAGAAATGATTGAAGAATGCGCAGCTTTCCCTTATGGTGACCATGATGATTTAGTGGATAGCATGACACAAGCTGTGTTGCGCTTTCGACAAGGTAACTTTGTTAATTTACCTAGTGACTTTGAAGATGAACCACGTGACACGCACTATATGAGGGAATATTATTAATGAGTAATGATGATAGATATGGTCAACCGGTAGGTCTGGAATCAATTTTAAGAAAATTAGCGATGGAAGTTGCAAAGGAACAATTACGTTTAGGCAAGATTGACGAACCACGGTTCAAGGAAATAGAGGAACAAATGTTTCCTACGCCTAAAATAAAAAAAGCAGATGGCGGTATTATCAAATTAGAAAAAGGCGGTGATCCCTTGCTTGGTCAGATGATTGAAAAATTAAAAAGTAAACCAAAACTTGCATCATCAACTGCTGCTTTGACAGATGTTATAGATACATTAAACGAGCCACCAGGCACTAGAGTAGAAAGAGAAACTTCTAAAATATCAAACATACTTGCAGGTTCAGATGTTAAGCGTGCTATGGGCCCTGATCTGTTTGAAGTATTTAAAGACTCTGGAATCAAGACAGCACAGATTAAAAAAATAGCAAACGTGCCCGACGTAAATGATTTTGTAGATGATTTTGATGGTTTTAATAAAGCGATGAAAAAATATCGAAACACAGCTCTAAAAGGTTTAACAAAGCCTCAACTAGATTTAATTAAAAGTTCTGGATATCTAGCTGGCTATGCAGAACAAATGAGAAAAGATATTTTAGAAAAAGGCGTCACTAAAAAAGGCAAAAAGTTTATTGTAAAACCAAAATATAAAAATGCCATTCGTATAGGCAAGAATGGTTTACCTGTCATTACAAAAGCTTTTGAAAATAAATATTTAGATAAAAATTTTGATTTTGTATTTGAAGCTAAAGGCACAGCTACGGGTGTTGACAAACCTAAGACGCAATCAAAAATTTATACAAAAATTAAAGAAATAGGAAAAGATACTTTAAACAAAGCACAACAGTTTAATTTAGATTTAGTTTTGTCTCAGGTAGATAAAATGTATAAAAATTCACCAGAGCAAGCAAAGAAAATTTTAAAAGGCATAGCAGATGCAGTAAAAACAGGAAGATTGTTTATGGGTGGTCCTGCAACTTTTCTTGGAGAGAGTATAGGAATGGATATGATGGAGAGTCCAGAGTTTCAAAGTGTAATAGCTAATGATCCCTCACTAGCTTCATTTTTTGGTATTCAAGGTGAACCGCAAGTTTTTAAAGATGGCGGTAATGTAGAAAAGATGCTAAAAAAAGAAAACCCACTTTTAGATGTTTTAAGGAGTAGAGAGTAAATAGTATGGTTGTAGAAAAAAGAATAGAAGCTAACAATGCACCTATAGATGCAGAGGCTGTTGATGTAGAAACAGTAGAAAATATAACGCCAGATGTGGTGATGACAGAAGATGGTGGTGCGATTTTAAATCCTACACCAGAACAACCGACCACAGATTTTTTTGCTAATCTAGCCGAGGTGGTGTCGAAAGATGAGTTACAAAGGATTTCAAGTAAACTTCTTGGTGAGTTTGAAGATGATAAATCTTCTAGAAAAGATTGGGAGCAAGGATTTGCAAAAGGTTTAGATTTACTTGGTTTTAAGTATGATGAAAGATCCCAACCATTTCAAGGTGCAAGTGGTGTAACACATCCATTACTTGCAGAGTCAGTGACTCAGTTTCAAGCTCATGCATATAGAGAAATGTTACCTGCAAAAGGTCCTGTAGATGTAAATATTGTTGGTGAAATAACCACGGATAAAGAAGCACAAGCAGAGCGTGTCAAAGATTTTATGAACTATCAAATAACAAATGTTATGCAAGAGTATGATCCTGAGATGGATCAGCTATTATTTCATTTACCTCTTGCAGGATCTGCATTCAAAAAAGTTTACTATGATGCAAGTTTGGGCAGAGCAGTATCAAAATTTATTCCATCAGAAGATTTAGTAGTTCCTTACAACGCTTCCGATCTTATGACTGCAGAACGTATTGCACATGTTCTTAAAATGTCTGAAAACGATTTGCGTAAAAAACAAGTATCAGGATTTTACAGAGATATAGATTTATCACCTGGACAAAGTGACGAAGATCCTGTTCAGGATAAAATGGATAAACTTGAGGGTGTGCAAAAATCAGAAGATGATTATGAGTTTAATCTAATAGAGTTTCATGCTGAATGTGATATCGAAGGTTTTGAAGATAGAGATATTAACGGAGAACCAACTGGAATTAAATTACCATACATTATTACTATTGATGAAAACTCAAGAGAAGTTTTATCAATATACAGAAACTTTAAACCCAACGATCCAAAAAAAGAAAAGGTATCGTTTTTTGTTCACTTTAAGTTTTTGCCTGGTCTTGGCTTTTATGGGTTTGGTCTTATCCATATGCTCGGTGGTTTATCAAGAACGGCTACCAGTGCGCTTCGTCAGCTCATTGATGCGGGAACCTTGTCAAATTTACCTGCAGGATTCAAGGCACGTGGTCTTAGAATCAGGGATGATGATTCACCAATACAGCCAGGAGAATTTAGAGACGTAGACGCTCCAGGCGGTAGCATTCGTGAAGGCTTAATGCCACTGCCTTACAAGGGGCCTGATAATACATTATTTCAACTATTAGGATTTGTCGTTCAAAGTGGTAGAGAGTTCGCTTCTATCGCTGATCAAAAAATTGGTGATGGTTCACAAGCAAATCCTGTTG